AAAATTCCTAATCGTGGTGAAAAATTTATACCAGAAGATGTCGAATTTAATAAGAATTTTCAAAAACAATTTTTTAGAGCATCTTTTGAAATGGGTAAAGAATTATTTGATGTATATCCACAAAGTACAATAGTAGGCGGAGTAGTATACAATTTAAAAAGAGTATCAAAGAAGTTTGATTCATTAGAAGATGCTTTCTTTAAATATGCTAAATATATAAATAATTCTTCTGAAAAGCATGAACATATTATAGAATTAGTTAAATGGGGTATTGAAAATGGATATAATTTTACAACTTTAGATAATTTTATAGTAGATAATGCTTGGAATGCTATCGAAAGTATTAAAAATGGAGATGGAATTAATGTAAATACAAATGCTATTAAAATGATTTAATTATGAAAAGGATTAAAACTGAATGTATCGATAAGGAAGTAGAAACAACTGTTAAAGAAGTAGCAGAGGGTTTTATTGCAGATTGTTACTACGACTTAAATGTAATTAATATTGACGAGTTAGAAGATTATATCGATTATGAAGAAATATCTGAGGTTACAGAAGAGGATAAAATAAATATACTCAAAGAAGCAGAGAAGTTATATAAAGTTTATAGAAAAAATTATATAGATGCTGATTTGAATAAACTTTCTAATAGAGATAATATTATTGAATTTCTTAATGATATTATTATTGATTATCTTAATGAGATAAATGATGGATGGCATCTTAGTCCGGAAGAAACTTTAGACGAAATTCTTAAAAACGGAAATAAATGAAGAAATATTTAGTAAGATTTACCACTAATTCTGGAGGTAAAGATTCTATGCGGATAAATGCATTTTCTAAAGAAGAAGCTGAATATAAAGCGTATCAGCAAAGATTTAATTTAGATACTATTAATTCGATAATAGAAATATGAAAGTTAAATTAAATATAGAAGTCGAAATCCCAGATTCTAGAACTGAATTTGGGGAACAAGTCGGACATTATATTTATTATGATGATTATGATTCTGATGATTCCATTGAATATAATATAGTAGGATTAATTGAAGAGCAATTGTCTGATAATTGGGATAAAATGATTGATTTTAGTCCTATTAGTAAAAAGTACAGACATGATTATCAAATTGCAATTAATAAATATAAGAGTTTATGAAAAAATATTTAGTAAGATTTACCACTAAAGATGGTGATTATGATAAGGAATGGACTTATGCTAATAGTCCAGAAGAAGCAGCTGATGAGATAGAACGTGAACACTGGAATATTGCTCACATTGATGATGTACAAGAAATTTAGAATATGAATGAAGAATACGAAGATTATGATGATTGGGGTATAGGCCCTGATATTGGCGATTTAGACGATGCAATGGGATGATACATTATGATGAAGTTTCAGAATTAGCATGTATGATGTTACATGTTAACTACGATCAGTTGTTAGATGAGGGATATGATGAATCTTATATAGATGATATGTTTTATGAAGAGTATAATGTTACTCTTGAAAATTTTGAACATATTATTGAAGATTTAATTAAATTTACATCAGCCTGGAAATCTCCTTTAACAGGTGAAATATATCAAGGATTTGTTATTTGTGAAGGAGATGGTTTAATGAGGGCTGTGGTTAGAGAAAAAGTTAATGGATTTGATAGAAAGAACTAATGAAGGAGATATTCTGATGTATATTAATTGCTCAGAATCTGCTGAAAATTGGTGTGAAGTTAATGAATATGACTATGAATTAGTGGAACCAAATGACAATAACTGAATTAATTAAAGAACTTCAGAATTTAGAAGAATATAAAAACCATACAATTTATATAGGTAATATAAAGGAGGTTTCTGAAGTTATTATCATTGAATGTAAAGATAAATACGGAGATTCTTATTCTAGAATAGAATTAATATGACGATAACTGAATCTCTTTTAAAAGAAATTGAACTTGGAAGAGAAGGGAAATCCCAAGGCTATTCTATGGGACTTCCTAAACTTGAATCCGTAATAGATGGAGTTACTAAAGGTACTATGACAGTAATAGGTAGTAATACTGGTAGCGGTAAGAGTTCATTTGTTCTGTATGCATACGTTTATCGTCCATTGATGGAGCATCTAGAAGATGATAATTTTAAAGTATTTTATGCATCATTGGAGATGAACGCTAATATGCTTTTTGCTAAATTATTATCTACTTATATTTTTGAACACTATGGAAAAGAACTTACAATTAAAGAAATATTATCAAGAAAACGAAACTATCGTTTAAGTGATGAAAACTTTAAAATTGTTTTAGAAAGTCTTGAATGGTTAAAGAAAGTAGAAAAAAAGGTAGAAGTATACGACAAATCTCTAACAGCTAAACAATTATATGCCATTCTATTAAAAAGATTAGAATCTTTAGGAACTTTTGAAGAATCTGAAAATAGGAAAATATTTAAACCTTATAATTCAGATTTAATCTATGAAGTTATAATAGATCATGTAGGAATTCTTAAACCAGACGGAGGAACTAAGAAACAAGAAATAGATAAAACTATTGCTTATCTTATTACTCTTAGAAATATGTGTGGAATAAGTCCTACAATAGTTCAACAGATTAATAGAGATCAAGGAAATATAGAACGATTTAAAGCAGGTAGAACGCAAATAACGTTAAATGATTTTAAGGAATCTAGTGATACTACAGATGGTGCAGAAATAGTAATAGCATTATATAATCCTAATAGAGATAAATTAGCTACATATAGGGGCTATGATGTAAAGAAATTAGGTGATTTATTTAGAGTTATTACTGTACTTAAATCTAGATATGGAGCATCTGATGTAGAAATAGGTACTAATTTTCTAGGTATGATAAATATATGGCGTGAGCTACCTCTTCCTAATGAAATATACGATTACGATAAATATTTAACTCCAGATTATATTCTGGAGAAAGGAGATAATGAAAATATAGATAATTCAAATGAAACAAAATTTAATTTTATATTATGAGTTCACTTGTTGGTCTTTGCGGACTTTCTAATAGTGGTAAAAGTACTAGTTTAAGGTATCTTGATCCTTCAGAAACATTTATTATTAGTTGTACTAGTAAACAATTACAAATCCCGGGTTTTAGAAAAAAATATCCTAAAGCTATAGTAGAAGATAAAAAGTTAATTGGAAATTGGTTAATAAGTAATAATTATTCTACAATTACTAAAATACTTAATGCTATATCTAAGACTAGACCTGAAATTAAAGTAATTGTTTTAGATGATACAAATTATCTATTATCTAATGAAACTTTTCAAAACGCTCTTGTAAAAGGATATGAAAAGTTTTCTGTTTTAGCCAAGAATTATTATGATTTAATTCAAACTTGTCAAACACTAAGAGATGATATAACAGTTGTATTTATTTCACATATTGAGAATGTTGGAACTGATATTGATCCAGAGTATCGTATGTGGACGACTGGCAAAATGTTAACTCAAGCTATTAATCTTGATGGACTTTTCTCGTATACCATTTATAGTGAGAGATATATTGACGATCAAGATGATGAAGTAAAATATCGATTCAGAACTAGAACTAATGGTAACGATACTTGTCGTTCTGTAGAAGGATGTTTTGAAGAAAAATATATTGAACCAAATATAAAATTGGTTATAGATACTATTAATAAATTTGAACAAGAAGACGAATGAGTTGGAAAGTAAATTCTGTAAAAGTTGTCTATGAATTGGTAGACACAGAGACTGGTGAAATTATCTCTGAAGAGAGAGTTCTTGGAGAAGAAACTAAGAAAACTAAGAGAACTAGAACGAAGAAGATTGAAGATGATGATCCTATTGCAAAGATTACAGTTCTTGATAACAAGCTTCAATTGAATAATGCTGCTATCGAACTTACTGGTTTTCAACCAGATGATAAAGTTGCAATAAAATTCGAGAAGAAAGGTAGAATAACTAACCCAGTAATAATGTTAGATGAAAAAGAAGGTAATAGACTCACAAAAACTAACACTATCTCATGCAGAGGATCTAAACGAGATGAGATTCTCAAGTTTGGAAACATCTTTACTATTGAAGAACATCCTAGTGTAGTAGGAACATTCTTAATGAAAGGTAATATCGAAATTGAAGACGATATTGTAGATATTCCTGAAGAAATTGCTTCAGATGAAGAAATAGATAATTCTTTTGATGCCTCTGATGGAGACATCAATTTTGATGATTTTCAATTTTAATGTAATATGACACTTGATTTTAGTAATATTAAGAATAGTAATTTCG